TTACCCAAGAAGAACTTGCTGACAACCTCTATGAAGTTGTTTCCAAGCGTCGTGCTGCTGCTAACGCTTTCTCTATGCGTCAAACCAAAGAGAACGTTGCTGCTAACGTATACAACAACGCTTTCTCTTCCAGCTATACTGGTGGTGACGGTGTATCACTCTTGAACTCTGCACACCCAAATACATCTGGTGGCACATTCAGCAACTTGTTAACTACTGCAGCTAACTTGTCTGAAGCAGCTATTGAGAACTTGATTATTCAACAAATGCTTGCATTGAATGACCGTGGACTACGCATCAACTTGATGCCACGTTCTATCATCGTTCATCCAAGCAACTGGTTTGAAGCTAATCGCATTTTGAAATCTGTATATTCATACAATACAGGTGCTAACCCTCCTGGTACACAAAGCAACGCAATCAACGTATTGCACGCTACAAACGCATTGCCAGAAGGTATCAAGATGAACCATTACCTCACAAGCACTAAAGCATGGTTTATCCGTGCAAACGTGCCTATGAATACAGGTATGATTCACCAAGAGCGTCAAGCAATCACGTTTGACCAAGACAATGACTTCGATACAATGAACGCTAAAGCTAAATCGTATGAACGTTATGCCTTCGGTTGGGGCGACCCACGTGCATTGTGGGGCACACCTGGAGTTTAATTAACTCGCACGTGAGCGATTCCCCCTAGTTTCCCATAAGGTTTCTAGGGGGTTTTTTCTCTAACTTAAAGGAAAAAATTATGCCTAACAAAAAATTACGTGAAGGTCAACCAATTGGAATGGGTATCAAAGCTCCTATGGGTGCTGAGAAAAAAGCTCTAAAGGGCAAAGTAACAAACCCAACACAACCAACTAAGGTTAAGCCTCCTAAAGGCGGGTATTAATCATGCCTCAGTCTATTACTCCGTTACAGATTCTAAATGACGGCTATCGTAACGCTACTTTAAAAATTGACGGATATGTAAATGCCGCTGATTACACAAACTATACAGTTCTTGACCCAAGCACATTAAGCCAAATTGATGCACAAGGAACAATTCCAAGTAAAGTACGTATTAAGCGTATTAACTTTGACATTGAAGATGGCATTCAAGTTGATTTGATTTGGGATGGAGCAACACCTACAAGTCTGTGGCGTTTAACTGGTCGTGGCGAGATTAAAGCTGGCCCATTTGGTGGTATTACCGATAATGCAGTAACACCTACTGGTAAAATACTGTTAAGTACGATTGGTGGAGCTACAACCACTCTTAATACTTCATTTACCATTATTTTAGAAATTATCAAAGATTAATATGCAAGTAGCTAACGTTAACGCCAAAGAGATAGAACTAATTGCTACCATTATCCGTGCAGACGGAACAAAGGAAGAATTGGGCGTTATCGACTACTGGCACCAAAATCCTATTAAACGATTCGTATGGAAGCTCAAAAAGCTCCTAGAAAGGAATTAACATGGCAACTTTGCTCGTAAATACTGGTAAAGCGATTGTCACCAACTACCTTAACGGTGGTGCAGCTACTCAGCCTAAATATGTGGCTTGGGGTACAGGTGCAGGTACAACGTCAGCTAGTGATACAACTTTATTCACAGAAGTAACACCACGTGTATCTGGTACAACTTCACAAGTAACAACTTCTACAACTAATGACACTTTCCAAGTAGTTGGTACTCAGACTGCAGGTACATCTGAGACAATTACCAATGCTGGTTTGTTTGATGCTTCTACCTCTGGTAACTTGTTTGTTAAAGGCGACTTTACAGGCGTTCCATTAAATAGCGGTGATTCAATCCAGTTCACTTTCAAAGTTCAATTTAGTTAAGGAATAATATGGCTTTTGTAGTTTATGACAGAGTACAGCAAACAGGAACAGCTAACACAACTGTTAGCTTTACCTTGTCAGCAACTACAGTTGGCTATCAATCTTTTGCCGTAATAGGCAATGGAAACACTACTTATTACTCAGCAAATGATGGAACAAATTGGGAGGTCGGTCTTGGTACTTATTCCACGACTGGCCCAACCCTTACAAGAACAACCATACTGTCTTCTAGCAATAGCGGAAGCGCAGTAACATTTACTGGCACAGTAACAGTATTTTGCGACTATCCTGCTGGTAAAGCGGTAATTCAAGACGCCAATGGAAACGTTACCACTCCAAACTTATTAACTGGTGCAGAAGTAGTTGCGTCTAACGGCATATTTGTTAATAGTAAAACGATTGCTGCAAGCTATTCCATACCGTCAGGTAGTAATGCTAGTTCAACAGGCCCAGTAACAGTAGCAAGCGGTCAATCCGTGACTGTCCCATCAGGGAGTCGTTGGGTAGTTCTGTAATGTTTGGTAAGCAGCCATTTTCTTCTGCTTCCTATGCTGGTTCTAGCAATAACGTATATACACAAGCGTTAACTTACTTATCTACTAGTACTGCGACCATTATTAAACAGCTACAAAGACTGTTTAGTATTACTAGCACATCTACAGTAACTATAGCTCGCATAGTGGCTCACTTATTGAGCTTGACTTATAACTCTACATCATCAGTAAGCATTGTTAAGTTAATTAGTGTCATTAAAACCGTTTTAAGCACCTCTACAAGCACAATTGCTAGAACAATAGGCAAAACCATATACTATGCCTCTACAAGTGCTGTAACCATCATTAAATCGCTTTTAAGAACATTATCTGTTGTAAGCACATCTGTAGTCACAATTTCTAGGGTATCTAGCCGTTACTTGACGCTTTCATACCTGTCTAGTAGCACATCTAGCATATTAAAATCCATTACAAAGACGCTTACCTATTTGAGCTCCTCTGTAAGCACTTTAATTAAGTTACCAATCAAACTTATGACGGTAACTAGCGTAAGTGTTGTATCCATACAACGCAGTATAGGGAAAATCATTAGTACGGTTGTTGAGCACGTGCTTGTCGTACTTACTGAGATAGGTTTTCATTTAATTGCCTTGTCATACACAGTTGTATCAACCATTAGCATTGGTAGAGCCATATCCAAAACGGTAAATGTGTTATCCACATCTATTGCAACAATTGTAAAGTCTATACCAAAAACTTTGACCTATTTGTCAAGTTCTGTTGTTACTATTGTAAAGTTATTAGGGAAAACCCTAAGTTATGTCGTTACAGATACTGCTACAGTTGCTTTACATAATGTTTTATCAATCATATTTTCTATAACATCTACATCAATAAGTTCAATTTCTCTATTACGTGCAAAAGTATTTACTATTGTATCTACATCTGTATTGACACTAAATAAGCAAATGTATAAGGTTTTTTCAGTAATTTCAGCTACAATATCTACATTATTGACTGCTGTGTTCCCTCGTTTAGGGGCGGTGATAAGATACACCTTTACAGCAGACTTTAGAAATAGATTAATTGACGTTTATAAAGAGCGTATAGTAGAAGCAAATTTTAAAGAACGTATGCAAACACTTTATAAACTTCGTGACGTATTAGCCAACAAAAGGCAAGACAAGGCACAAAAATGAGCCAATTTTCATACAAATACACTACGGAATCAGAGCTATTTAGCTTTGACTTTAACCCAGTATTATCTACTGGAGAGACTATTAGTACAGCATCTTGCACTGCAATAACTCTTCAGGGAACAGACCCATCACCATCTTCCATCCTTTCGGGTACACCAGTTATAAGCCTGGGTAAAGCAACTCAAAGGGTAACTGGAGGAGAGGCAGATAATACTTACAGGTTAATTATGACTGTTACCACCAGCTTAAGTAACACTTTTACCTGTACTGGTGATATTCCCGTTTACGACCCTTCTGAGCAACTATAAACATGGAAATAGCTGCGCTGGACACGCTGACTAAAGTATGCCGTTCTTGCGGCATAGATAAATCGTTGTCTGAGTTCTCAAAAGAAAAAAGGAAAAAAGACGGCTTAAAGCTGTATTGCAAACCTTGTGAAAGAGCTAGATTTAAAGTTTGGCGTGAAAAAAACTTAGAAGAAATATTATTAAAAGACCGAATAAAGCACTATGTACGCAAATATGGTCTTAGCAAAGAAAAGGCTTTAGAGCTTGTTGAAGACCGAAATGGGACTTGTGAAATATGCCAAGAGCATAAACCATTGGTTGTAGACCATCATCACGATACTGGAATGGTTCGTGGAATGATTTGCTCTGCTTGTAATAGCATGGTAGGTTATTCTAGGGAAAACCCTGAAATACTATCTGCTTGCATTGAATACTTAGGAAAGTATCATGGGACACGCTGATTACTTGCGGAATGGGGATTGGAACGCTATCTGTGATAGATGTGGTTCAAAATTCAAATTTTCTCAATTAAAACTGGAATGGGACGGATTATACGTCTGTACTGCAAACGGATGCTTTGAGAATCGACAACCACAGGACTATGTTAAGGGTGTACGAGATGATATGTCAGTTCCAGTATCTCGTCCTGACCAACCTCCTGTATATATTCAAGACATGGTTGTTACTGAAATACCAGTAATTACCTTGAGTTTTATTAAGTTTTTGTTTAGAATATTCACAGTTAGTGTATCATCGGTGGTAAGCATAATTACCAACATATATCCAAAACAATCGGTCTCAAAGGTTGTTGATGGATATGCACTAAATACTACGACATTAGGGTAATAAATGGCTATACTGTTTACAAATAACGCAGCAACCAATTTAGCGGCTAGTATTACTACTAGTTCTACTTCGTTGACTGTAACAACTGGTACTGGCTCATTATTCCCAAGTCCTACAAACACAGATTATTTCTTATTGACCCTTATTGGAATCAGTGGAAGTCCAATTGAGATTGTTAAAGTAACATCT